AATTTTAAAATACCTGAAACTCTTTCACCACTTTCGTATCCTTCTCTTGGTATGTCAGCTAATCCACCTTCTGCAAAAGCGCCACCAAATCTTACAGCAGATTTAGGAGGCATAAAATATAATGCAGATTTTGTAGGGTCTTGATAATATTGTTTAGCCTGTTCTCTAATATCAGCTACCATTGGCTGTATGCCTGAAACAGGTACACCTTCGTCAACGACTTCTTCATCACCACCCATAAAAAAAGGTGCTGCGACTGCAGCGGCTCCACCACCTAATAAAAGTTTTTGTCCTAAAGATAATCCTCCAAATTTATCCATTAATCCTCTAAACAAACCTGGGTCTTGATTAGGACCAATTCCTTTTGCAAATAAAGAAGGTAGTCTAGTTGATAAAGTTGAACCTATTCCGTAGTTACCTAATAATCCTTTTGCAGCTCCTCCAAAAGCAGCTCTACCAAATAAACCGCCAAACTGTGTGCCTGGTATACCAAAACCTACAGCTCCTAATAATGCAGCTTTACCTACCGGTGATTTAACTACTTTTTTTACAGCACGCGTTGCTTTTTTAACGAGTTTACCTAAAAAATATCCTTGTCTCTGGTCTTCGAGACCCATAATACCACCCATATTACGCATTTGTCTTTCCATATTCATTCTTGAAATTGCCATAATCTTACCTTTTTATTGTCTTTTTCTCCTATAATCAATCATAAATGTCTACAAGATCTGTTAGTCCGCCCATCATATATCCAACTCTACCGCCATAAGCGTGTGATCCTTCTGTTGCAGTTGGGTCAGATTCAGAAAATCCTCCTGCAGTATTACCGCCAAATCCTCCTCCTCCAGCTCGTCCTCCCGATGTATCTCCTGTTCCTGCCATATCAAAACCTCTACCTGCAGCTTGTGTAGCTGCTTCTCTTGCTTGTTCCATAGCTGCATCTCTAGCTCTATTTCTTTGATATGCTAAACTTGCTATTGCAGTAACAGGATTTAGAAATCCTAACGTAGCAGCAAAAGCTGTACCTAACATACCTTTTGTAGTGGTAGGGTTATTATATTCATCAATAGCTTCTTTTTCTTCTTCAGTCATATTCATTGAAGGATCGTTGCCTGCTAAACCAAAACCAAAATCATCTGCAGTTGTACTTTGCTCTTCGGGTGAAGGTGCATCAGCACTGCCAGGTCCTCCAGGTCCGTCTCCCCCTCCACCTCCACCTTGTCGAGGCATTGGAAATATTGGTGGTTTTAATGTAGTTATGCCGCCAGACATATCTAATGTATATGGTTTAAATGGATTAGCTAAATACCTATCAAAGGGTACAAAGTTAAAACCTTGATCTCTTATATTTTGATCTATTGGATCTAGAATCATTTTTTATCCTCATCTTTATCTGACGATGCACCTAATGGTGGCATCGCTGCTACTTTTATTTTAACAGATCTAACTACATGTTCTTTTTGTGTAGCTGTATCTGGGTTTGCAATATCATCTTCTGCTTCTTTATCAGAACTATATTCATAACCAGTTTCTTTGTTTCTTAAAATTACTTCCGTTTCGCATTTTACAACTGGTACTTTTTTACCATTTATGTATGTGTACGCTACTTCTCCTTCTTCTATAAACATATTAATCCCTATTTATTTCTAACAGAGAAACTACCATATGTAATCTATCTGCGGTTGTTGCTTGTGCTTTTAATATCTCACTCTCTTGTAATACAATTGGCTGTGTTATCAACTCTGTAGTTGCATTTGCTGCAATTGTTTTTGATTTAAATAAAGAAAATATTGCTGAACTTGCATTTGTTAAAGTTACATTAATACTATCTCCACTACCCGAATCATCAGATACTAAAATACTTTTTACAATTGCTCTAGAATTGCTAGGCGATGTATACACTGTTGTGTTATCTGTATTTGTAAAATCTACTTTTGCGTTTCTATAAATATTAGCCACTTAAAAACCAAGAGAATCTCTCTTGCTCCTGTTTTTGTTCATCTAAAAATGTTGAATTTAATTGTTCTACAATTAATCCAACAGCTCTATTAATTTGTTTTTGGTTAGATACATCGTACTCTTCTTTTGGTTCAGGTAATCTAACTACTATTTTAGCCATTATCTTCTCCCATCTGGTTGTACATCTAGCCTAAATGTGCCAAATCTCCATGATTCAGATACAGCATCATTTTCTATTTTTATATTCACAAAACGTCCTCGTGCACGAGTATCCTTTTTATCAGTGCTTGCGGTAATTGTAAATGGGCTTAAAGATGTAGCAGTTTGTGAATCTGATGGATATCTTTTAACAGCTAAAGTTACTTTTGCATTACCAGCTAATGTTTTAAAATCAGGTAAAAATCTTCTTACAGCTAAAAATATATCTCCTGCTACTTGATATGCTTGACCTCTCATTCTCTGTTGTAAATCATAGTCAAAAGACTGTATAAAAGACGTAACTGTTGTAGTCGTACCATCAGGATTTACCTGATCTGTGCCTACTTCATGTTCAAATAAAGTAGTTTGCCCGAGCCCTGATTCACCAATAATGACTGGAAAAGTACCTGTTGCACTATCATCAAATTTAGTTGCAAAAGGTGTAGGGTATACTGTTGCATCAATCCATGTAGTTCTGGCTTCTGTTCCTATATACCAAACTTGTCCTGTTCTAGGAGTGCTTTCTCCATAATTATACACAACGTATTGATCATTATATTCTGAATTAGATGATGGATAATACCAAACTACTTCTGTAAACTGATTATTTAATCCTGCATATACTTGTTGTCCTTTTGTAGTATCAGCTTGATCATAAACATAATCTTGCACTGAACATGGTATAGATTTAACCGTACCATCAAATGCAAAAAAACCATTTGGTGACATCCAGTATGCAACACCATCTATTTCTACAGCTGCATTTTTACCTATCAAACCACAGTTAGTTCCGACCTGTTCAAAACCAAATGTAAAAGGTGCACCAATAAATTTCATTGTATACAACGCATTATCTGTCCATATTAAAATTGTTTCTTTGGCTTTTAATGCTCCTATAATTTTTGTTCCGTCTTGTAGTCTTTGTGTGCCTGCAGTATTTATAGCTGTAACTGTGTAGTCATTTATATCCTCTTGTTCTGAAAATCTTATAAACATATCATCTTGTGTTGCTGGTGTGCCGATTGTCGTTTCTGTTCCAAGATGAATTAAGTGTCTTGTTGTTGGTGATACTAATGTAACCCTTGTTGCTGTTGGATTACTTGTAGTTGCAAATCCTGACGTAGCTGTAGATGCTCTTACTGTTAAAGGATCAGTAGCTCCAGCGTTCCATGTAAATGTTTTACCATTTGCAATTGTTGCAACTAATACTTCTCCAAAATTACTTAATGACCAAAGTCCAGGTTCAAGTGTTATATCATCTGCTGATGATGCTTCACCCCATTTACCTGCTCCGTAAGTATCTGTGCCCCAACCATATCCATATGATTGTGCAGCAGGACCAACTGGTTCGTAAGGAATTAATTCTATACTACCGCCTGTAGATACAGTTGCTGATGCGTTAGAACTTTGTGTAACTGTAAATACAGAAGCTGATGTAACAGAAGTTACTTGAAAATTTTTATCTTCAAAATCAGATGCAGAGTATCCTGTACCACTTGGTAAAGTTACATTATTAAATTGTACAATATCACCCGCTGTTAATCCGTGAGCAGATTTAGTTATAGTACAAACGGCTGAACCAGATGTAGTTGCAATCGTTGCACTAGACAAAGCTGCTTTCACGGGTGTGATGTCATGTAGTTGACCTTCAAAATATAATAATAAAAATTTGTCTGTTCCAATAGCAACATATCTATTTCCCGCTATATCAACAAATGCAAACTGACGTCTAGCAACGCCAACAATAGTATCTGTAATAAGTGAAGACCAACCACCAACTTTTTCTGGTAACATATATCTAAATCTTACGTTATCACAATCAACCCAACGTTGTTCAGCACCAACAGTAGTATTTTGTTTGTCGATCCCTGGAAAAAATTTGAAATCAAGTAGAGCCATGTGTTAGCTCCTATATCTTATCTTTAAATACCCAGCCTCTCGATGCATTAGCATATACTAACGTAAAAGCTGAAGCATTTGTGCTAATTACTAAATTAGATGCAGCTCCATTTATATTAGATCCATTTCTACCAACAGTTAAGTTGTTAGATGCAAGATTATTACCACTGTCAATAAATGTAACTTCATTTCCAATAGCTGGTGAAGCAGGTAGGTTTATAGTAATTGCAGTTCCAATACCACTTCCAGATGTATCAACTAAAATTTGATCACCGTTTACTGTAGTGTAGGTTGCAGATGGTGTGTAATATCCTTTAGTTTGTAGTTTACCTGTAATATTTGTACCATCAGAATATAAAACTGTTGTAGATCCTACAGGTAATGTTAGCCCGGTTCCTGATACAGTTTTAACTGTTAATGTAAAATTAGAAGATGATCTTGTTGTAGCATCTTCTACAATAAAAACTCTTTCGGCAGAGTCTGGCATAGTGACTGTTCTATTAGCAGATAACGTACCGGTTAGTTTGTAATATAAATTTTTACCATTTGCTGTAGCATGATTAGCTAAAGATAATGCTACATCACCAGATCCTACGTCTAGAGATAAATATCCTGATGATGCTTGTTCTAATATTTGTAAATTTGTGTTTGTAATTGTACCCCAGGTTCCTGATTTTTCACCTGTAGTAATTAGTTCTAATTTTAAATCGCTCGATGTACTTGACGCCATATATTTCTCCTACGGATTGTTCGGGTCAATAGGTACCCAGGTACCAGTAGCCCCTGGAACTATCGGGTTCCATGATATCACATTAGCAGTGCCTGTTGCAAGGTTTATTCTCACT